GGTCTGGGAGGCCGTCGCGGTATAGATAAAACGGTTACGAGTGCCCGTTCCCGGACTGTTACCTATATATGGCATTAATCAGCCTCCTGTATTGTGTTACCTTCAGCTACCCATTTGAGGATTGCTTGGTAATGACGGTTGGATGGGTCTAACGGAACTGACATCACAACGCCATCTATAGTTGCTTTTACAATGTCGTTTTCACCATCTTCATTTTGAATATATTGTGCTGTTTCGATATTCATGTCTTATAACTCCGCATCAAAATCAATACGATTTGTAGGACCATCGCCAACTGCCATTCTATAGTATGCATCACCATGTGAACCTAATGACCCACCATACGTTCCACTAGAAGGCCAACCACAATCTTGGAAACCTTCGGTAGATAACCCGCCAATAGAATCTGGTCTTTGAGTTACAGCAACTTGTGGCCTTCCAATAGTTACTGTGCCAACAAAAGTAGCACTTGGAGCCGCTCTCATTTTTTGTCTAAAAACCCCATCAACATACATCTTATAATTGCCTGAGTGTTCATTAGTTCCTTGCCAGTTTCGTTTTGAGTAAGTTTGAAAGTATCTTTCACACCTAGCCAACTCATCAGCAAATGACCGATGCTCAAAGGGCGTAGCTTCTGAGCCGACTTCTAGTTGAAGACCTGTTATATCTAATTGGTAAGCATTAGTAGATGTATTAGCCATTTGCCCTATACCAAAATAAAAATGACTTGAATTTGTATCCGTTCCTAGTGTTTTGCCAGTTATAGAAGGAACCGTAATGTTAACACTAAACCGTTGCCAAGTTGAAGTTAATGTAACTGTATCAGATATTGTAATAGCAACTTCACTTGAAGGACTACCGCCTGTTCCAAAGTTTTGATAAGCAGCAAAAGCCAAGCCCCCTGTTGGAGTAGTGCCCTTTGCATAAAAAGATAAAGTAACAGTACCCTCAGGAACTGAAGCCACATCTTCTATTTTGTGATAAAAGTGAGCATTATCATTTGAAGTTGTAACATCATGTCTAAGAAACTTAGTAAACTGAGTAGGTAATCCTGTTTCGCCACCAACAGTTACAGTTTGTTGAGATTGATTATATGTAGAACCAGAAGCGTTTGTGTAAATTCTGTCTATGGTTTTATACCCAGCACCCGTCTGACTGCTTACACTTGTGGCACGTTGAGAAACCATCATAGCACCATTAATCACAAGGTTCCTGTTCGACAAGGCACCGCTATCGTAAACCGCACCTAGTTCAGCTAGTTCTCGTGCCTTGCTCATTACGTTACTCTCCTAATAGAGTTGCTAAATCCAACGCTTTCAAAGCGTCTGCGTCCGCTGCATTGGCGATTCGTGCATCATCTGTGATATCACGCAATGTCTGCTTTTCTGTAGCAATAGCAGATGCGCCACTGCCAGACTCTAATGCTTTCATGTACGATACATCCAATGCTTCTAAGCGAGGCTTACGTTCCGCTCTTAGATTGTCTTTGTGAATATTCCGGGCTGCTGCCATGTCGATCTCCACGGCGTTACCATTGAATGTCCATGCGCCACGAAATGTGCGGTCACTTGGAACTGTAAGTGACGATGCTTCACGAACATCGCCGTTTATATTGATGTAGGTGGTCATGCTGCCATCTCCGTTTCTTGGTTAATCCGCCATGCATTGCGGAAGCTTCGATCACTTGGGATCAGTTCTACAGGAACAATACGCATAATGCATCTGTTTCCTTCGTAATCACGCCAAACATTTGGCGGGATGTCCTTCATAATTAAGTATTCTATCGCCTCTTCCTCTGTCATAGCACCGATAGGTTCAGCGTATGGATGCTCTTTAGGTTGTCCATCAGGCACATCTCTGTCACGCTGGTATGTTTCTATAGGTGGCAGTATCCCACCCTCTAACGCACAAGCCATCCAGTTAGGATCAGGACATAGCACTCTAGCTGGCTCATCAGGTGCGGATGGGTCTTCAAACAATACTCTATACTTAGATTGTACAGGTTTTAACTTAGTCTTAGCTTCTGCTAACCTATCCCATAGATGTCCGTGGGTCATGCTAGGTCTCCTGTTATAGAAAGACACACACCCTCACAGTCTTGTAAGGTAATAGTTCCAGAATTTTCTTCTCCACACCTTACTTGACGCCTATCAGTATGAGTGCTGCTATTATAATACGAAGAAACAACAAAAGGACCACCTATGGATTGTGTGTAAGAGGCGTCAGTAGCCAATACTTGATCGAACCAAGTATTAAAAGAATTTGTCCAAACAACTGTATAATCACCACTACCATTATCTGTAACACTAGAGGCATTTAAACTATGTGTAATGGAAGGAGTTCCTGTCCCATCGACAAAAGCAGAAGCTTTTACCGACCCATTGGTAATAAACGTAGTCGCCACAGTTGTTGTGCCATCGTTGAGGTTGGATACTTCTAATGTACTCATGCTAAGACTCCACACGCTATTCCGTAAGTTTCTTTGTCAGTATCAGAACCGCTATCACCTATTCTCAGTCTAGCAGAAAATGACCCTGCTGCTTGAGTGTGCATAAAAGTATCAAAGTTGTTGTCGGCTGTATTTAAGGCATTAACAACCCCAGCATAGTTTGCACTACCGAAAGCGTTAGTTAAGTTAAATGTATAATCTCCAGTGCCATTATCAGTAGCTGAACTAACATTACTAGAAGCTAATAATGTTGTTCCAGACCCACTATAATCACACCAAGCACCAGCAACCCCTGTTGCTGCACGACTAGCTGTCTCACCTGTGGCTTTGATGTTTGTAACCGTTATCGTACTCATGCTAGGTCTCCAACTATAGACACATTCACTCTAGGAGAGTCCCAAAAATGTTCTTCGTTTTGATCTCCATAGGTAGTTACAACACTCGCTGCTGAAGTTGTTTGAGCAGTGTTACTGTTATCATCACATGCACACGACCAATACTTCGCAGTCCCACTTGTTACATAGAGATTCATAGCCACAAGAGAGTAAGTAGCATTGCTCATGGAAGAAGTTAGATTAACACTTGCTCTACCCGTAGCTCTATCTGTTAAACTACTACAGTTAAAGCTATCTGTTAAAGCAGGAGTATTTAAAGCATACACGCAACGTGCTTTCACACCCTCTTGTTTTGTTAACGTAATCGGCCCAGTACCAGCCGCATTACTAATTGTTGTTGCTCGTATCTCAGACAATGCTCAAGTTCCCCCCTGATGTGACGGTAATCGTTACTCCACTGGCTACCGCAAGAGGTCCGGTGCAGGAGGCATTCTCTGTGGCGTCTATTGTAACGTCACTATTCAGAGTCTGCTCGTTAATGCGAAAGATATCGCCAGCCGCGTTGCTCTGTCCAATCTCGCCGCGCTCACCCTTAAACAAACCACCAACGGTATTAGCCGCTGGGCTGATCGTCGCTGCGGGTGGACCTAAGTGTACAACGTAGATGTTGTTTGTGCCTGTGGGCGGTGCCGAAGTAAAAGAAAGCGTTGTGCCTACACATGTGTATGCAACCGCAGGATCTTGGATAACATTCTCTACAACAACGCGGAGAGCATTGTTAGAACCAGCTTTGGACAATGTGAAATCGGTTGTAGAAGCGTCCCCACTGAAAGTGTCCTTCGTGGTGCTTGTATATGCTAGTGCAGGGCCGTTACCTAAATATGGCATCTATAAACTCCTACGTTGATGTGTCTATCTCAAGAATACTCAAGATCGCATCGACTGACGATGCTGTATCCGACACGACTTTAATTTGATCATTATGCTCCATGACAATCTTCTGATCCCCACCAATCGGGATTAACGCACCACCGCTTGGAATCGGTGCGTCCTTAATAATATGGATTGTATCACCCGCTTGTGTGTTGAGCGTTACAGTTACAGTAATCTGTGAAGCTGTAACGTTTGCCAGAGCCAAACCAATCGCCGTGGTTTGAACGTCTAGTAAAACCTGATAGCCACCAACCGCCGTAGCCGTGGTGCCTATACCTGCTGAAATTTTTCGTTTGAATGTATTTGTTGCCATCTAACTACCCTAACGCAATTGATAATGCGACAGCAGTACCCGCCGCGTCTACATTTAACCCTGTGTGGGCTTTCGCCTGTGCAGTAGCGTCTGCCATGCTCAAGTCCGTCAACCCTGTCGCCACCCCACCTGTAATTTCAGGGTTTGACATCGCCAGAGTGTCACTTACACTTATCACATTTGCCGTTGCTCCGCCACCATCTCCGTACAAAATGCTAACTTTACCGCTTCCTGGGACAGTTACATTGCTACCACTGCCCTGAGTCACGATGATATTACGATCAGACGTTAACGAATTTTTAATAAAAAAGAAAGCCTGTGTTGTGTTTGGTGCGATTGTCAGCGTTACATCACCACCTAAATCACCACCGTCTACAAACTCAATAACACGATACATACCGTCTGATGCGTTGCTCGATCCAGAAGATGGAGAGCTTGGTCGCACAGTAAGGGTCTCTGTTGTACCTGTCATCGTGATGGATTTGTATCCAGCTAACCGATCAAAAATATCAAAGTTAAGGTTTGTGGTCGTACCCCATGTACCCGATTGTTCACCAGTACCCGGTTTTTCAATCGCAAAGTTTGTTGTAAACGTACTCGCCATATACTTCTCCTATGCTACGTCTTTCCATGCGGCGGCTTGTAAACGATCTCCTGGAACAAATCCACCGGACGCTCCTTGAGGTTGTTTGTAAGCAGGGCTAGATAGTGGATCACCAGGTTGAGTTCCAGGAACTGGAGGTTGAAAGCTTGGATTTTGAACCGGAACAACTTGACCATATACCCTAACATTTCCTGCGTTTCCTGATACTTCTTCGCCAGTTACGATAGCATCTGCGTTTGCTTTTACCGTTACATTACCAACATTTGTGCTACTAGACAATCCCGTTGTTACAAACTCTACAGAAATACCAGCAATGACGGTGCCGATCTCGCCTGACATTTGGTCGAAAGGTACTCTAACTTCGACACTCGCAGCCCCATCAACAGTAGCCGTGCCAACCGCGCCTGTGGCTTCTTCGCCTGTAACCGCTACGCCAGCCGCAGCGTCTATTGTGACACTTCCAACGCCGCCTGTGGCAGAAATACCTGTTTGCGGTACGTTGGCTGCACCCTGCACAGTAACAGAATTAAGCGCACCCGTACCAGCAGATCCCGTGACACCAACGTCCGCGTTCGCAGCAACCGTTACGCTACCAACAGCACTTGTAGCTGAAATACCCGTCTCTGGAACAATTGCATCACCGCTAATTGTTGGTGATCCTACGGCTCCTGTACCCGCAGATCCAGAAGCAGCAACGTTTGCTGTACCTGTAACAGTGACTGAATCAACCGCACCAGTGGCAGACTCACCCGTTACGCCGACATCTGCGTTTGCTGCAACAACAACAGTGCCTACGGCTCCAGTGCTAGATATACCTGTTTGTGGAACATTCGCGTCACCTGTCATGGTGACTGTGCCTACGGCTCCCGTACCAGCAGAACCTGTAACACCTACGTCAGCCGCAGCCGCAACAACAACTGATCCAACCGCACCTGTTGCCTCGGAACCTGTAACGGCTGTATTTGCTTCCGCTACAACCGAAACAGAGCCGACGCCACCTGTAGCCGCCAGCCCTGTCTCTGGAACATTAGCTTCCGCAACGACAGAAACAGAGCCAACCGCGCCTGTTCCTGCCACTCCCGTGACAACCACTGGGAGGGGTTCGCCCCAACTATATTGGGACCATGTACCTCTACCCCAACCCGAAATCGCTGTCATTGGACCTGGCCCGTCTAGGCGATACGGATAATAGCGTTACTCGCGTCCGCTGTTGGGAACTGAACAGTGAAATCGCCAGCAGTAGACGTCTTATCTCCGCCAAAAGCCAACACAATTACCGCCGCATCAGATGCACTACTATTATAAATCAATGCACCATTTGCTGTAATTGTTGCTGTTGAAAACGTCGTGTCAGCAAAATCTGTGAAAGCAGTCGTACCACTTGTGCTAGGATCTACTCTAGTTAACGTATTACCGCCAGCAGAATAACCTGTGCCAGATACCTCGTTAGTCGTAGCATACGCTGTTGTCGAAGCACCTAGTGTTGCTGATGATGTGAAAAGAGCAAGCTTAAATGTGCTGCCCCCTGAGTTTTTAAAGTTGTGAGTTCCTTCAAGTAATTGTTGCTTGAAAGAAGTACACATTGCTTGCGTGATCGCCATGTCATAATCTCCTTATTGCGTCAGCCAGTTTTGGATGCCCTGCATCTATAAGGGCATTATACACGGTTGTGCGGTCACTGCGAATAGCTTCGCGCATATAAAATGCAACCACCTTTTCCATGTGCTTTTGAAACGCTTTCGCTTGATCCCTAATAGCAGGATGTGCTGTATCAGATACACTAATCAGCTTCTCAACGCAGCGTTCTGCAACTTCATCGGGGCTAAACCCACGATTGTTTGTTGTTTGTACTTTGACGATTGGATCGTCTGGAACATCAAAATTAAGTTTAAACATTATTGTTTCGGCCTCATTACTTTACCAACTCTATACTCTTGTGTGGTTTCTTTTGCTTCCCCTAGCATTTTCAACCCAATTATCGCTTCATTAAACCTTTGATTATACAACGCCATTATATCTGGCTCACCCTTCATGAAGATATATGCTTCAACAAGCGAACCATATAGTAACGCTAACTCTGCATTTTCACTTAACCAAGATGTAGCCGTCCCTGCTCCTGACGTTAGACTAGCAGGTCTATACAAGTACTGAACTTCAGCATCGTAGTCAGCATCAGGGGTCGGAGCTAAAATGAAGTTACCCACGTCAAATTGAGCATAGTATCTTGGCTTACCTCGAACAGTATAATCTGGATGAAAAGTCTCAATAAAAGAAAGATCTTTGAACTCTAAAAAACTTTTTTCATAGTCTCCCGAAGCCGTTCCTTTAAATATTGTTATTGAAAACGGAGCCAAAAAATCACTCGGAGCACCTAAGTATTGATTCCCAGTAGTCGTAGAACCCTGTTGGTTACGCATAAATAAATTTAGCTGTACGTTTTTTAGTATACGTTCTTCCGCAGCTCTAATAAAAATAGGGAGATTGTTTACGAAAGTCGTTTCCGAGTTTTCCGTATAATCTTGAATCGCTTGTTTTAAACCGTCGTATGTAAAACTCATGGTGTGTTCGCTTGGCCTCCCATACCTGAATGGTTGGTACAGTAATAATACAATGTTGGGGCACCTGATGCCACTGTTATTTCTGTGTACGATCCCAAACTGCCCGGAGTCCCGACAGTTACCACACCCGTGGTATAGGCTACACCACCACCATGTGTTCCGTCAGAAGTTGTTGAGAAACGTAACGGATGCCCACTATTACTCGAATCGCTCTGGTCGAAATGGTATATGTTACCCTCTAATAAAGTCATCGTCGCTTGTGCCGTACCGTTGACATAGTAAACGTTACCACTTCCTGGGTTAGCCACAGTAACGTAGAACGTTGTGACATTGGTAGATAGTGATACAGACGCTACGCCACCAGTAGCAACCGAACCTGTAAGAGCTTGGTTTACTGTCGCTGGAAGCTGAACGTTAACATTACCAACTGCGCCAACTGCTTGTGCGCCCAATGTTTTAGGTAGAAACACTGTTACAGTACCAACACCTCCAGTAGCAACCAGATCGTTTTCTTCAATTATTCCTGGTATTGTTTTGAACCCTACAGGATTAAAACCATACTGTAATGCCCTTTGTTCTGCCAAACCAGTTTCTGGTCGGGGGTCTCTCAATGCCTGTGGATCTGCACCTACACGAGGGGATCTAAGCTGCGGATGCTTCGCTTCGAATTCGTCTTTACCTACAAGTAGTCCGTTCCATTCCTTACGCATATCTTTGAGTCGATACCGAAAACCGGATCGATCTGATATACCGTAAGCTTTTTTGCCGGACGCAAATGCCATTATACCCTCAAGTATTGTATACTAGGTTGTAGTTTGAGAGGTGTTCTATCTTCATCCTCATCAGAGGCACGTTGGAACTCTTCCTCATAAACAGACTTCAACAACTGAATGCGCTCTGGAGCACGTTTCATAGACAAGTAATATGCTAATCCAGCCACCATACAAGGATAGAAACGAAAAGGCATATCAGTAGTATTAGTAAGAGTATCAGCATCCTCGATTCGTTGCACATAATAATAAACTATCTGATCTGTTGAGTTTTCTGGAGTAGCCCAGATGTTAATAACTGGATTTATCTTTCTATCAAAGTAATACTGACTTGGACGAGCTTCTGTAGTTTTATTAGGAACGGTTAGATATTCACCCCTACTAATTCTACTCAGTTCATAATCTGTACCATCACGTCGTAATACCACCTCAAGAAGGTCTACTACGTCAGGTGTCAATGTTTCTTGGGCTTGACCCTTGGTAAGCGTGATCGTTGCTTGCTTTATCGTCCAGAGATTTAATCCTCTGTTTGCCCATTCTGCAAACATCAGGTTAAGAGACCGACGAGCCGTTTTTGCATCGTAGCCTGTACGAACCTCTAGTCCGCATCTTTCATATGCTTCTTCGATGATGTCAGCTACATCTAGTTCGAAGTCTCTTGATCCTGAAGTTGCCATAGCTTAACTCATGTGTGGTTTCTGGTTGGTTTTAGTCATAACAGCACCACCGTTTTTATAACCCATGTTGTCTAAAGCCTTCTGTGCTTTTGGGTTAGTTTTTGCTTCTTCACGGAGAGCTTTGATGCCCTCATTTGGTGCTTCTTTCTTTTTATTTTCCATCGCTATCATCCTCATTATAAAGATTATCGAACACTCGGTTTACATCTAGTGTATAGTCTAAATCACTTTTTGAATAGTGTATATGTTGTGAGGGTTTGAAATCAGGGGCACCTTCTCCCACCGCAAACCAAGCTGGATGCGTTACACGCACCCGATTATTTGGCAACGCAACAATATTACCTGTCCACTCTCCTGCATCCAAAAGCTGTAAAACATGGCTTTGTTTGTGTTGTGCAGGATCATCACCAATCTCGCTGTCAGTGTAGTCTACAGTAAACAAATACTTAGCAGGAAACATCTGACCATCAATCTTAGCTAACCAAGGACACGGTGTAGCCCTGTCTAAAACATAAACTGAATGATTATGTGAGGAACAATCCCAAGGCTGTGCGTCATGTGTTGCCATGGGTTCAGGCCATTCTTCTAAAGGTATATCTGCAACCAAGGCAGTTATAGGCATCCTGGCCCACATCGCACCGCCGTGAATTGTATCTTCCTCCTCGTCTTCAGCTTCACATCCCGTGAAGATTACTTGAAAACTTAGAGATCTATTCGGTATGGTTGTAACTGCAACCACCATCGCATGGAGAAACTCGCCGTGATATTTCTCATGATTATGGGTGTACTCACGACGAACCCAAGCCTTAAAATAAGGTATATTGCTCTGTAGGTAGGGCATGAAACTTTAGAATATTCTTACTTTCCCACCGCCACGATAACCTTTAGTCATCTTGCCACCCATACGGTAGCCTTTAGACTTCATTTTACCGCCAGCTTTATAGCCCTTGGTTTTCATTTTACCGCCAGCTTTATAACCTTTGGATTTCATTTTACCGCCGCCACGGTATCCTTTCTTTTTCATCATGATACTTCTCCTTTAGAAAACTCTAACACCTCTAGTAGCTACTAAGCCACCACCACTAGCCTTCCAACTTATTCGTTTGGAAGACTTTTTCTTCTTTGCAGCAGAAGTACATTGCGCCATAGTTGGTCTGCAAGCCGGATAACCTCTGCGTTTTTCTCCCTTTTGACGACCACAAGGTTTGCCTGTCTTACAGTCTACCCAGCCTTTGCCATCGTTTTGTGCGAACCATTCACGAAGAGAGTTCTTTGCCATCAGAATATCCTCGTAACCTGTCGTTTCTTTTCTTGCATAGCAGGGCCACAGCCAGCGGCGATAAACCCGCCGTCTTTAAGATTTTTTCTTGGGGGCCTTTTAGGATTATCGATAGCCGAAACTACACCGCCTTCAGCAGCCTTTTTGGAATTGCCCCAATTAGCAGCACCAACTTTTCTACATTTAGAAAGTGCCCCTGAAGCGTATGCGCTGGGCCAAACCTTGTATCGGCTTTTTACTTTGTGATAACATGCGTCTTTTTTTGACTTCTTTTTTGCCATTAGTTCGCCTCCGAGGTGACTTGGATACTTGGAATGATATTTGTCCACGACTTATCAAGACTAAACTTCCTTTCCGATAGTTCTTCTACAGACTGTACAAGATGATCTATCTTTACATCCATGACCTCTGTTCTCTTATCTACTGAGACAAGGGTGGTGATCATCCATACCAAACCAACGGAAGATAGGGATAATCCCGCGCCCCAAAACAAAAGTTGTACATTCTTGTCCATCACTACCACATCTTACAAGACCAGTACTTGGCCTTTAGTTTATCCAGGGTGCCTTTGTCACAACCGTGACGGGCACGGAATGACTTACGACGTTTGGGGTTGGACTTCTTGATGGTCATGTTAGCATCACCAAACCTAACAATCTTTTCCTTGCCTTTGTCGCAAGCTTTTACAACAAACTTTTTACCACCAGAAACCTGACGTTTCGGCTTGTTGCATTTCATCTTAGACTTGTCGATCTTAGCCATCACGCCAACCCTACTTAGGTGTCGTCAAGTAACGCACAAACAATGCATGTTGCAGTCGCAGCACTTGATCCATCGTGACCAATTGCATGAACATCAGCAACTGTTGCATTTGGATATCTACCATAGAAGGATTGATTAGGACTAATCTTAACCGCATCACCCGCTGTATTCGCAGCGGTTCCTGCATCAAACACAACATAAATGTCATTAGCGGCATCAGTGTTTTTGATATAGATGAACTCAATCTTATCTGTGGTTGCTACCGCTGTTGGCTGCACGTTGGCGTTGACTGCGGTATAGTCAGTAAAATAACCCGCAATCAAATCTGTGCTTGCTGCTGTAACACTGGTTAGTTTGTAGTACCACTTGTCGTTCGCATCTTTTGGCGAAACAGTGGTGGTGGCTTCGATAGTTTTGGCTATCTCGTCCGGTAGAATCGTAGTCTTCATGACTACTGTAGCTGCGTCAGCCATGTTTTATCTCCTTTACACTCACCCGAAGAATCCGGTTATCGAGGTGATGTTAGTTAGCGTTACATGACACTCATCGTCAAAGATAATGCCATGATCAGGTATTGTTACTTGTGTGTCATCCGAGGTGTTAAACACCATGTCTAACAACGTAGATCCACTACTACCGTTTTTAAAAACTACTTGAGGAGACCCACTTGTGGCTGTCTTTACATAAAAAGACTTCAAGCGAGTCCTGCCTCCTTGTAGCGTTCCTGTAG